CCGCATAATCTTCTGCATGGCCTTCATGGTGATGTCTTCGTCTTCGGTTTGGTCATCGATAAACGCTAGCGGCATTCCTGCATTGTAAACCCAAGGGCTTCGGGTTACAATCCCCCCATGCCTATCTCTGTTCATGCGGCCGGTCGCAAGGGGGGCCGGTCTACCTCACCTAAGAAGCAAGCCGCCGCTCGGCTCAACGGGGCCAAGGGCGGACGCCCGCCAAAAAAGAAAATCGTGTCCCATGCAAAATAGATGTTGACAACCCAAAGGCTTGGGTTTATTCTTCTGGACATGAACACTTCAACTCTTTACGCCTTCCGCGAAATCGCAGAGCAGATGATCGGAAAAGCCGATTGGGAATGGGTCGGACCCCACATGTCTCAGCGGATGTTCGGCATCACGCAAGAGCGTGCCGAAGATTACGCCAAGGCCCACGGTGGCGTGGCTCGGAAGATGGTGGCCCGCTAATGGCCGCCATCACCACGGCAACCTCTGATGACGTGCTCCGCATTGCGGTGGGACTGGACGACCTGCGACGGCGGCTGATCGCCGAAGCCAAGGCGGGGAACTACGAGGGCGTGATGGCGATTTACGCAGCCATGCGGGGGATTGAGTTGGACGTGATGAGCCTGACGACGCTGGCGGGGAAGCTGGCGACGGATCTGGTGATGCGATGACCGCGCAGTTCTGGCTCTACTTCGCCACGGCGCTCCTGATGCTGTGCTTTGTGTGGGGCGTGGTGGACGTGTTGGGCCGTGGGTTGATCCTGGCGTGGCGGCGGTATCAGGTGCGGAAGGAGTTCAAATGATCTGCGAACGCTGCGGAGTTTACTGCCCGCCAGATCGTGAGACGGGCTATGACGGAGACCACTACTGCCCAGATTGCACGTTGCGAGCGAGCGAGGACGTGGAGCAGGAATGGCGCGACTTGGTAGACGAACTGGAAGCCGACGACGAGACCGAATCACCGTTTTAACGCGCCGGCCGCAGAGCGGTTGGCAAGGGAGCAGACATGACGACTTCAGAGCAGATCGGGGAACTGGCGGCGGCGCTGGCGAAGGCGCAAGCTGAAATGGAAGGCGCCTCCAAGGACAGCGCGAATCCCTTCTTCAAATCCAAGTATGCGGACCTGTCCAGCGTCCGTGCGGCCTGTGTGCCGTTCCTGTCGAAGCACGGCCTGTCGGTCGTGCAGTCGCCGGAAGTCGCCGGCGCGGTGGTCAGCGTGGAAACGCGGCTTTTGCACGGTTCTGGGCAGTGGATCGCCGGCGCGGTGTCCTGCACGGCCAAGGATGAGAGTCCGCAGTCGGTTGGCTCAGCCATTACCTATCTGCGCCGATATGCCCTGCAGTCGTTCGCAGGCGTGGCGCCGGAAGACGACGATGCGGAAGCCGCCCAAGGCCGCAGGAAGCCGCAGGAAGCCGCAAAAGGCGCCCCGTCAGGCTATGACGAGTGGCTGAAGAAGCTCGAGGGCGTGGCCGATGGCGGGTCCGAGAAGCTCAGGGCGGCATGGAAGATGTCGGCAGAGGATTACCGCGACCACCTGACGAAGACGGACAACGGCCGGCTGGAAGCGCTGAAAGCGCAGGCTGCGATGGCTGACGTGAAGCTGAAGCTGGTGGCGAAGTGATCGCCGCGCATCCGTTCACGGTCTGCGAGGCTGAGCAGCGGTCGCCGGAGTGGTTCCAGGCCCGTCTTGGGCGGCTGACCGGCTCACGGTCGGCGGACATGCTGGCGACCATCAAGACCGGGGAAGCCGCAGCCCGCCGTGACCTGCGCACGCAGCTCGTCGTGGAACGGCTGACCGCGAGCGTGCAGGAGGAGGGCTTCATCAATGCGGCGATGCAGTGGGGTATTGACCAAGAGCCTGCGGCCTTTGCCGCCTATCAGTCATTAACGGGCCTGCTGGCCTCCAGGACCGGCTTTCTCAGCGGCACCGACCTGATGGTCGGGTGCTCGCTGGATGGGCATGTGGGCGATTTTGAGGGCATCTGCGAGTTCAAGTGCCCGAAGTCGGCCACGCACCTGAAGTATCTGCGGGGAGCCATTCTCCCTATCGACTACCTGCCGCAAGTGCGACACAACCTCTGGGTAACGGGCGCGAAGTGGTGTGATTTCATGTCCTACGATCCGCGGTTCCCGGCGCATCTCCAGACGTTTCTGGTGCGGGTGGAGGCCTCGACGCTAGACATGGCGGCGTATCAGCGGGCGGTGGAAGCCTTCCTCGCGGAAGTAGATGCCGAAGTCGAAGCCGTGCGAGGGCTGCGGTGACGATCCCGGTGTTTCATGGCGTGGTGGAGAAGGGCGTGCTGGTGCTCGAGCCGCGAGAGCGGTATCAACGCTCGGGCTGGCTCAAGTCGCTGGAAGGGCAGCCTGTGGACGTGACCGTCAAGCGTCACTACAACAAGCGCAGTGACAAGCAGAACCGGCTGTGGTGGGGCATCATCGTGCCGCTGATTGCTCAGGAGACCGGCTACGACAAGCATGAGCATGATGCCGTGCATTACGCCTTGGTCGCGAAGTGCTTCGGGGTCATTCAGGACGAGCGGCTCGGAGAACTGCCCAAGGTCCGCAGCTCGCAGATGACGACGGCGCAGTTTACCGAACTGATCGAATGGACGGTGCGGTGGGCCGCGACGGAGTTGGGGATGAACATCCCCCTTCCCGGCGATACGGAGGCGGCGTGAGATTCCCCAAGCCACAGCCCACGCGGGACCGGATCGACCAGAAGCGGGACCAGGACAAGAAGCTGCGGGAGGCCATTGTGGCGGTCTGGGCGCGGGACGGCTCGACGTGTCGGGCGTGTGGCCGACGGGTGCGGCGCAGCTCGAGCGGGCTGGTGGACCGTGGCGAGGTGCATCATGTGGTCAAGCGGTCACAGAGCAAGAGCCTGCGGAGCAATCCAGACAACTTGGTGCTGCTCTGCCGGCCGTGCCACGTGGATGTTGGCACGTATGACCTCGTGATTACCGGGACCGTGGGGGCGTTCACCTTCAAGAGAGCGAGGCGGCAGTGAGGCGCTGGTTCTGCCTGATGTGTGAAGCCCTGTTCACGAAGGGGGGCGACTGCCCGAAGTGCGGGTATCCGCTGGAACGGTGGCCGTCGTGAACTGGCTGCAGCGCTGGTTCCCTTCCCGCTCGTCCTACGTGTCCCCTGAGTGGCTGGATGCCTTGGCGAACCGGGGGAGCACGGAGGGGTGGACGGAGGCGCCGCGGATTGACTGGCGCCGGTTTGACTTCCAAGGGCCGCGTAAAGCCGTCAGGATGCCCCAGGAGCGTGAATCGTGACGCAGGGCACCCTGAGCTACACGCCGAAGTCCCTGAATCCCACGAGCCTGACAGGGCGGGTGTATGCCCTGCTGGACGCGCACCGAGGGCAGTGGGTAGACGGCAGGCTCATTTCTCAGGTCGGGGGCTACGCTGGCTTTACCGCCCGCTGTCGTGACCTGCGGAAGTTGGGCTATACGGTGGAGAATCGCGTCCGACATGAACAGGGCATCACGATTTCTGAATATCGGCTTCTGTGAAGCTCCGCGCAGCGACGGGGCAGACCGCCTGACAGTTGCGCTTGGACGTGCCGCCGGTCGCGTGGAGACTACCGGCACCTAATTTATGAAGCTGATTAAGCGATTAGGGTTACGTTTAGCTAAATGGCTTATTTGGCATTGCGGCGACGGGGACTTTTTTAGCTACTCGCACCGATCCCGACAACTGATTCAGATGAAGGATTGGGAATCTTAGTCCTACATCTTGTGGCTTGACTCCGCGAGAGCAGACGAGTAAATTCGTGACAAATAAAAACGGCTCACGGCCGCGTGGGAATCGCGTCAGTGAGCCTAGCCCCAACACTTTCAGGAGAAGTGATGAAAGCTGGTTCGGATACTACCATAGGCAGTGGGGCGTCTGTCTATCGCTACTACGACAAACTCGGAATCCTGATTTATGTCGGGATTACCTCGCAGCGTTCAACCCGCCAGCAACAGCACAACTCGGACAAAGCGTGGTGGCCGCATGTCGCCAAGCAGGAAGTCGATCACTTCCTAACTCGGGCGGATGCTCTCGCCAGAGAACGCTCCCTGATTCAGACCTTTCTCCCTCCGTTCAACACCCAACACAATCGCGATCACATCGAGATGCGGCGAGCCTACGAGTTACTGGCGCTCGCCAATATCGAAAGCGATCCGCGTGTGGTGTGGAAGACGACAAACGGGCATCTTCCATTAACCTGTGTCTCCCGCAACGAAGTTCTTCAATTAGCAACATTTCGATCACGCATCGAGCATGCGGCTCTTGCGTTCTCTCTGAAATATACGGCGCAAATCCGTGTGATGCGCCAAGGCACTGGAATCGCCCAGGTCTATCAATTCCTGCGGGTCGGTCCAATTCTAGAAATTCGTGCTCGCGATATGCGGCGTGGTGTGTCTTTCGAGTCAGTGGACGGCAAGTTAAAACAGTTGCCCGTCAAAGGTCCATTTGTTACAGAGCTACGACAGATCGTCGTGGTCTGACTGTTTTAGGGACGCCGGCAGTCATTTCGACCTGGACTATAGGCGCGAAACCTGCCACAGAGGGGAATCAGGATTCACCCGACTTTTTCCTCCCCGACCTGATCCGTTGCCCAGGATCTTGTAATGGCTCTGCTCCGCGCCTGACCTTCTATGGTCGTCACGGATCAGGGAAAAAAGTCGGTCTTTCTTAAGAGTATTAAGAGTAATTACATGGCTGAATCACAGGTCTTTGACACGTATCGAGCGCTCTGGGCCGAGAAGTATGGCGTGCCCTGCGCCCTGATCCTGTCGCCCTTAGATTTCGGGAAGCTCGGGACGCATCTACGGGAGACGGGCATCACCGTCAAGCAAATGACGGATGCCCTTGAGGGGTACTTCGACACGGATAACTTCTTGGTGATTAAACGGCGCCATCCGCTCGGGTTGTTTCTTGTTCAACCAATGGCCTATCTGCCTTTAATCGCCACGCCTGGATTAAAGGCGCGTTACATCACGCCCTGTCCGCATGACGTAAAGTGTTCATCCACATGGAGTTGCTGCAAGAAACAGGATGAGGCCCGGGCATGAGGCGGCAAGTTCGTTTAGTTCGTCCCAGCAGCATTACGGTGCTTTCGACACGCACCTTCAACTGTTTGCGAGAGGCAGGACTGCCGGTGAACGCGACACGGCGGGATGTGGCGCTGGTGTTTCCGGCGCTCTGGTTGGCGGCCTATTCGGGCAACGAGATGGGGCAGCCCTACTGGCGCGGCAAGAACTTCGGCCGGAAGTCCCTTGCGGAAGTGTTGGCATGGCTGGCGGAGAAACCGGGGGAGCGCCGTGCGTAAGGCAGGCAAGAAGGATCTGAATCAAGCCGCCATTGTGTCGGCGTTGCGGGCCATCGGCTGCGAGGTGCTGATTCTCAACCAGGAGGGCATCCCAGACCTCTTGGTGCATCATCGCGGCCAATGGATACCCATTGAGGTCAAGCGTCCTAGGGGGCATCTGACGGCTTTGCAGGGGCAACTCAGGAAGCGGGCATGGTTTCCCGTGGTCAGCACCGTTGGGGAGGCGCTGGCGATTATGGGTTGTGTGATCAAATGACTGACGAGCTGCCGCCCTACGAGGGGTCGAACTGGCTGCATCTGACGGATGCGGAACTGCGACATCTCGCGGATGGGTATGTGTCAATGGCGGTGCTGGCGCAGGCGCAGCGGCTCGAGCAGGCACTAGACAAGCGATTAGCCGAACGGGCGCAACTGCCACCAGCCGAGGCCATTGGAGTCAAGCCGTGAAGCCCTATTACGAGCATGCGGGGATCACGATCTACCACGGGGACTGCTTAGAAGTGATGCCTCCATTGTTAGTCGATGCCGTGATCACCGATCCGCCGTATGGCATTTCGGATTCGGCGTTCATCACGCAGCAGGACAGGACAGGGATACGATCCGGCGCGAGTAATACATGGCATCCGGCCTCTGATTGGGATGGGGCGATCAATCCGGCATGGTGTGATGCGGCATGTTTAGCGGCTCCCGTGGTTGCATGGTTTGGTCATTGGCGGAAGCGCCTAGAGGTGGAGCGGGCGATGCGCTGGCCGATTCGGGCAGAGATTGTCTGGGCGAAAGATTGTCATGTGGGACCACCATGTCCGGTCGCTATGCGCGATGAGCGTTTGTGGCTCTTTGCGGTCAAGGGCATTGAAGGACAGACATTTGAGACCTCCGTGTGGGACGTGCCCATGATTCCGACGTGGGCCTATAGACACCATAAAAACGAGAAGCCGCAGGCGCTGATGCTCAGGACGATTCTCTTTCTGACGAAGGTCGGGGAGACCATTCTTGACCCGTTCATGGGCAGCGGCACTACGCTGGTTGCCGCGAAGCACAGCGGTCGTCTAGCTATTGGTATCGACATTGAAGAACGCTACTGCGAGATTGCCGCCAAACGGCTCTCTCAAGAAGTGTTCAACTTTGCCGAGGCCATCCCCTCGCACGTCCGCACCGATAGAGGGGGGCTGGAGTTCCCCGAATGACATACGCGGTAGATCCTGTCGGCGGGAGAGGGCAGGAACGTCCACGCGCGACATATCTTCTTTCTTTTCTGAGAGTTGTGGAGGACTGATGCCGAGGACCCCCGCCCCGCTCAGCGTGGAACAACTCAGGTTGAGAGGCCGTTATGCGTGGTGGAACCTGACCGATCCTGATGGCAATGTGGTCGCTGAGTTTCGCGAGGAAGCCGACGCCCGCGCCTTCGTGGCGCTGCCCGCGCTGGTGGAGGCATTACGTACGCTCATCGACGACTGCACCTGTGAGTGCGATCACTCAGACGAGAATTGTTGTGCCAAGGTGGGCGTCGTGTGCGCGAAGTGTATCGGGGAAGCCGCCCTCGCGCAGGCCGACGGCCCCGCCCCCACGGAGGAGCAGTAAATGGAACCGCAATACGACTTTCAGGATATGGCGATTCACGACCTCTCCGTCCAGCGGTCACACTTGATCAAGCAACGCGATGCCCTACTCGTGGCTGCGCGGCAGGCGTTAGCGTTTCTCCATACCGTGGAGTGGGAGGGTCACTCACATCAACCTGAATCACTCGACGTGCGCGTGGCTCTGGATGTGGCGATTACCCAAGCGGCCGACGGCCCCAAGGAGCAGCCATGAGCCTCTACAGGAAAAGGCCCGTTGTGATTGACGCCTTCAAACTCGGCCATGACCCGATGCCAGACTGGTTCATGGATCGTGTGAGCGCCGCGACGATTACGCTCCACGGTGGGCATCCACGAGACCGAGGAAGCCTGACGGGCGCATCTATCCGCACCCTTGAGGGCGTGATGACCGCTGACCGTGGCGACTTCATCATCCAAGGCGTGAAGGGTGAAATCTATCCCTGCAAGCCTGATATTTTCGAGGCCACCTATGAGGCGGCGGGCACTGAGAGGACCGACCCATGAGCCTTGATCCCTATGTGGCAGGATTCGCTTCAGGATTCGTCCACTGTCTCATGCTTGGCATGCTGGCGGCGATTTGGCACATATGGAAGTTGAGGTAGCTGATGTCTGCGTCTCGCCCCCTGACGACACCCCGCGACCTTACCCGAAGGAATGGACCTGTAAGTGTGGGCAGCATTATGACGAGCAGAACAGCCACGTCATCTGCCCGCTGTGTGGCTCAACGTGCTGGTGGGATAACGGACTCCCGAAGCCCGTCGCCCCTGACGACACCCCCACACGCCTCGCCATCGACAATCTGCGCGATTTGATTGATAACGGGGTCGTTGTGGAATGTCCTGAACTGGAGGGCATTATCACGTCCGCTGAAATTGAGTATGCCGAGTTACGCGCCGAAGTCTCCCGTCTCCAGCAGGAGAACGCCCTGCTCCGTCGCAGCCTGGAGATGCTGACCAAGCAGTTAGCTGAAAAATGAGCTATTCCTGCTATATTTAGCTGCCCATGCCCGTTCCGAAAGGTCAACGCTACGGCGGCAAGCCCAAGGGCTACAAGCATCAGGGCACCATTGACAAAGCCCTGAAACGCGAAGAGCTGCGCCGGCTGATCTGCGCCCACCTCACCGACATGACCCACGCGCAGGTCGCCAACGCCAAAGGCATCAAATACCTCGTCACCCGCCACAAAAACAGCGGCAAGTTCATTCGCGTCACCGAAGCGATGGCCAAGGTCAAGCTCGGGGATGACGAGGAAATCATCGAGGTTTGGGAGAAGGATCCCAGCGTCCAAGCGTATACCGACCTGTTGAACCGGGCGCTCGACAAACCCCAAGAACCCCCGCAAGACCTGAACATCCACGCCAGTATCGACGTGGTGGACATCCTCAGGCGCCGCCATGCCCGTCGAAGCCCCAGTTCTTAGCCCGGCCTCTCAACTGGCCCTGGCGGAATGGGCGATGGCCTGTGCTGATGATCCGGTGCGCTTTGTGCTCGAGGGCTACCCTTGGGGAGAACCTGGGGCCTTGCAGGACCATGAGGGGCCCGATACGTGGCAGTTGGCCTTCCTCACAGACCTCGGCGCGGAGATTCGGGCGCATGCCTTTGATGGCCATACGCCGGTCAAGCCTATCCGGCGGGCCGTCTCGAGCGGCCACGGGATTGGCAAGTCTGTGATGGTGGCGTGGCTCGTGGATTGGATCATGTCCACGCGGCCGCATTGCCAGGGCACGGTCACGGCTAACACGTTTACCCAGTTGGAAACCAAGACGTGGGCAAGTATCCAGCGGTGGACGAAGCTCTGCATCACGGCGCCGTGGTTTGCGGTGGTCTCGAACCGGATGTATCACCTGCAATATCGGGAGTCCTGGTTCTGCGCTCCACAGTCCTGCCGTGAAGAGAACAGCGAAGCCTTCGCCGGCCAGCATGCGGCCGATAGCACCAGCTTCTACATCAACGACGAAGACTCGGCCGTGCCGGATAAGATCCACGAGGTCAGCGAGGGTGGCTTAACCGACGGGGAGCCGATGCAGTTCCTGTTCGGCAACCCCACGAGGACTACAGGCGCCTTCCATGCGGCCTGCTTCGGGGTGCAGCGCTCACGGTATGTCGTGACGGTGGTGGACAGCCGGGAGAGTCGGTTTACCAACAAGACGCAGATCGCGGAATGGGCGCAGGACTATGGCGAAGGGAGCGATTTCTTTCGCGTTCGTGTGCTCGGTCTGCCGCCGGCAGCTTCGGATTTGCAGTTCATCGATACCGCCACGGTTGCCGCCGCTCAGGCCCGGCAAGTGCTCGCTTTGCCAGATGAGCCGCTCCTCGCGGGTCTTGACTTGGCTCGTGGAGGATCCGACGAGTGCGTCATCCGATTTCGTCGGGGACCGGATGCTCGCAGCATTCCGCCGATCCGCGTGCCAGGGGCGCAGGCTCGAGACTCGATGAAGATGGTCACGCTGGCGGCGGATGTGCTGACCCGGGACTACCACGGCCAGAAGGTGGCGAAGCTGTTTGTGGATGCGACCGGCGGCAGCATCGGTGGCCCGATTGCCGACCGGCTGCGGCAGTTGGGGTATGACAACGTGATTGACGTGCAGTTCGGCGGGGAGAGCCCTGACCCGAAGCTCGCCAACATGCGGGCGTATATGTGGAGCAAGATGCGCGACTGGTTGCCGCGTGGGGCGATTGACAGCACGTCAGCCCTTGAGATGGACCTGACGGGTCCCGGCTATACCCATGACAAGCAGGATCGGGTGCTGCTCGAGTCGAAAGAGAACATGAAGAAACGCGGCGTGGACAGCCCGGATGATGGGGATGCGCTGGCACTGACGTTTGCGCAGCCGGTGCGGGTCAACGTGCCGATGCCGGCGCCCTATCGCCCTCGCGTCGGGTGGACGTAGAACCGGTGTATACTGCCGTGCCAATGGACCCCTACGCAGCCTTGAAGACCACGGATACGTGGCGCGGACCGGCGAAGCTGCAGGTTGTGGAGCGCGATGACCTCTCGGCTGTGGTCGAGCGGCTCACCGAACGCCTCGCGGCCCTTGAGCGCCGGTATGTGCGGCTCGAGGAGCACGTCCACGTCACGCGGGAAGCGGTCGAAGGCGTGGGCACGGTGGAGATTAGCGGCCATGAGTCCTGACGAACGGGAGGCCATCTACCGCACGGCCCTCGCGCAGTTGCGGGAACGCTGGCCGCAGTTCTCCGAGGATGACCTGACGCGGGCCTTCTGTCTCCCGCTGACCACGAAGCGCGATATGGCTTTCCTCAAGTCCATTCACATCTCCCCGGAGTAGCCATGCCCGCCAAGTCTCGAGCGCAGCAACGGTTGATGCAAGCCGCCGAACACGGTGCGACCTTCCCAATGGCCCGCAAGGTCGCCGCGTCGATGACGCATGACCAGATGCGTGACTTCGCTGTGGGTTCTGAGAAGGGCAAGCCGGAGCACGTCAAGAAGGCGCGAGCCGCCAAGCCGGCGGCTGACCCCAACCACGAATCGTATGCCTACGACTGGCGGGCGCAGCAGCATCCGCATCGCAATCTGGGCAAGTTCCTGCACAAAGCGAAGTAATGGGGCGTGAGGCGCGACTGAATCCACGCAGTCCTGACGGGGGCAAGCATCCGCGTGGGCTGTTTCAGGCGCGGTTCGTCCGGTTTGCCGATCATTTCCGCACGCGCACCGACTTTGATGCCTACGTCGCCCATGCCAACGTGACGGAGCAAGAGCGCCGCCTACTCGAGCAGTTACTGCCCGAACGCCTGCGGGTCACGGAGTCCTGATGGCTGAGAATCCCGGCCGCCCTCTCCCGGCGCGTCAATCCAGTGACTCCGCAGAAGACGATGCCCTGCTCGTCGAGTTGCGCGAACGCTATACCTACGCCCTCGACCAGTGGAAGCCCATCAGGGATGCCGCCAAAGAAGACATGCGGGTGGTGGGCGGGGACCCGTGGGCGCCGAAGGACCGCCGCGCTCGAGAAGATGCCGGCCGCGTCTGCCTGTCCTTGGACGAGCTGCACCAATACTTCAATCAACTGATCAACGAGGTTAGAGCCAACCCACGGGCGCCGAAGTTTGACCCGACCGGGAACGGGGCGAACGCGCAGACGGCGGAGTTTTACCAGGGCAAGATGCGGGAGATTGAGTATCGCTCGCAGGCGCAGATTGCCTATACGACGGCGTTCCAGAACGCGGTGCACCAGTCTTATGGCTGGCTGCGGTTCAATACCAAGTATCAGCCGAAGGGCTTCGTGCAGGACCTGTGGATTGATAGCATCGAGAACCCCGACCTCGTGCTGTCGGACCCGGATGCCTTGCGGCCGTCCTCGAGCGACCAGACCTACTTGTTCTATCTGCAGTCCCGCAGCATCAAGGAGTTTCGCCGGGAGTTTCCGAACGCCCAAGTGACCAACTTCACGCCCGAAGTGGTGAGTCAGGCGCCGGCCTGGATTACCCCGGAACGGGTCCAGGTCGCGGAATACTGGGTCGTCGAGCCGGTCACGAAGGAACTGGTCCTGCTGCAACTCCCCAACGGGCAGACGCAGGGCTTCTACACCGATGAACTGGAGCAGATGCCGACGAACGGCGCCAAGGTCGTGGACCGCCGGCAGGAGCAAGTGCCCGAAGTCTGCATGTATCTGACCAACGGGGTCGAGATTCTGAAGAAGCCGGGGCAAGAGAAGCGGCAGCGGTGGGCGGGCAAATACATCCCGTTTGTGTCGTGCTTCGGGATGGTGATCTATGTGGATGAGGGGTCGGGCCCGAAGCGCAAGATCCTGAGCATGACGCGGCTGGCCCGCGATCCCTACATGCTCTATTGCTACTACCGGACGTGCCAGGCGGAACTCGTGGGGATGACCCCGAAGATTCCCTACTTCGTGCGGCGGGGGTCGCTCAAACCTGATCAGTTGGCGAACCTTGCGAAGTCACTCCACGAGCCTATTTCGGTGATTGAGGTCGAGGCGTTTATCGACGGCATGCCCGGTCAACCCCCAGAATTTCCCCAACGGAACCCCTACGAGCCGTTCATCCAGAATCTGGAGATTGGTGCGGAGTCGGCACGGCGAGCGATTCAGGCGGCGATGGGGATCAGTCCGTTACCGACGCAGGCCCAGCGGCGCAATGACAAGTCCGGCATTGCCCTGCAGCAGATTGAGTCCAGCCAGCAGAAGGGGTCGTTTCACTTTATCGACCATTACAATGAGATGCTGCACCAGGGGGCGGTGATTGTCGAAGACCTGATCCCGAAGGTGTATGACACGCCCCGCGAGGTCGGGGTGCGGGACGCGAAGGACAACGCGAAGACGGTCAGCATCAACAATCCCCAGATGCAGCGCAAGGGCGACATGCCGAACGGCGTGGCGGGGGACCATACCGTGACGATCAGCGAGGGTCCAGCGTTTGAGAGCCAGCGGGCTGAAGGCGCGGCATTTACCGATACCCTTGTGAGCAATCTCCAGATGATTGCGGGAGTGTCTGGTCCGAAGGCTGCGGCGGCAGTGCTGGGCCTCGCGGTAAAGCTGAAGAACTTGGGCGAGATTGGCGATGAGATTGCCAAAATCGTGACCCCGCCGGAGTATGCGGAGCAGGACGGGCAGGATCAGATTCCGCCCCAGATCAAGGCCGCGCTGCAGCAGATGGGGCAAGAGAACCAGCAACTCAAGCAGGCGATCCAGTCGAAGGTGGCCGAGAAGCAGGCGGAAGCGCAGGCCAAGGGCCAGATTGACATGCAGAAGCAGCAACTCGAGGGGCAGCAGAAGCTCCAACAGTTACAGCTCGAGCAGGCCGGCAAGGAACGCCTCGCGTGGATTCAGCAGACCGCCCAGATTGCGATTGCCGGCGCCAAGATTGACGCCGAAGAGGCCCGGACGTTCGTGGATGCCGCGGAGAAGGGCTCCGCGAAGGCACTGGACCTCCATATGGAGCACCTCGCGCATGTCCAGGATGCCATTCATGCGACGGCCAAGATGACGCACGAGAAGGCGCTGAGCGAGCAGGAGCATGAGCAGGCGCTGCGGGAGGCCCAAGTCGGCCATCAGCAGGCGCTTGAGCAGGCCAGTCAAGGCCAGCAGCATGCTTTAGAGCAGGGGCAGCAAGCGGCGGCTCTGGCCCCTGAACCTGCGGAGCCCTCGGCATGATGAGCCTGCCGTTGCTCGAACGGCGGCGGGCGGTGATCATCTCTGACCTGCTTCTGAAGGTCGAAGTGGCCGACTGGCACGGGGTGGCCGACGCCGCCATGGACCTGCGGGAGATTGATGTGGCGATCAAACTCCTGAATAGCGACCGCAAACCCGTGTATACTTCGTGACCATAACCTTGGATAGAAAGTAACCAGCATGGCCGACGAACCGATTGCCGCCTCGTCAGCGGTCGCTGAAACGCCTGTTGCGCCCGATGCGCCCGTCCTGCCGAATCTCTCGGGGATGAGCGCGGCGCAAGTGGCGGAATGGCGCAAAACCGGAGAAGCCCCCAAGACGTCCGATGCGGACTCGTCTGCCGCCGAACCTGCCGCGCAGGTCGCCTCGACGGAGGTTGCTACCACGCCCGCCTCGGAACCGGGCTCACCGAAGAAGAAGAACGCCGAGAGTCGGAAGCAGGAACTGCAAGCCGAGATTGACGGTCTGCTTAAGACCCGCGCTCAATTGCGGGCCGAAGTCCAAGCCCCCGTCCCGGTCAGCCGCCCAGATGTGCAACCGGCAGTCTCATCGCCTGCCGCGGCCTTTCCTGATTACGATACGTGGAGCACGCAGCAGCCGGCGGGTTCGGATGTCCGCTATGAAGTTTATAGCGCCGAGTTCACGCTGGATGTGGCGGCCCGGAAGCAGCAAGTCTATGCGGATCAGCAAGCCCGCGAGGCGGCGCACCGGGAAGCCACGGAGTTGCAGAGCGCCTACCGTCAAGCCGCGGAGACCTTCGTGACGGACCATCCCGACTACTGGTCGGTGGTGAATCCCATCACGCAGCATCTGCCGGTGCGGAACGCGACGACGGAAGCGATGGGCGAGGTGATCGCCCGATCTGCCAGCCCGCCTCAACTGCTCTACCATCTCGGCACGCATAAAGACGAGTTTCAACGCATCCTCGGTTTGCCGCCGGCACGCGCCGTCTACGAGCTCGGGAAGATTGACGCGAGTCTGACGCCTTCATCGGTGCCATCTGTCCCTCGGACGAGTGCCCCGCCGCCTCCGCAAACCTTATCGACACGAGCCGTCGCGCCCGTGGACGATGTGGATGCGGCGCTGGCGTCTGGGGACTTTCGTCGCTACAAGGCCGCGCAGAATGCGCGAGATGTGGCGGCACATAGATAGGCGGCTCCGATGCCGACAACGAACTCCTGGAATGTCGTCGATTGGCTGACGACTGAAGGGCTCCGACTGCTCACGAACAAGCTGGCCGTGGCCCAGTTTGGCAACACGAACTACAACAAGGAATTTACGCGGGACTTCGCGGTCGGTGAGACCGTCCGTGTCCCCCGTCCATTCCAGCCGACGATCCGCACCGGCCTCGGGTATAACCCGCAGGCGGTGACACGCATCTACACCACGGTCACCGTCGATCAAATCTTCGGCGTGGACCTCGAGTGGGATGACGTGCAGAAGGCGCTCGAAGTCACCCGCCCCGATGCCCAGCTCCGTGATCAGGTGCTCGATCCCTGCATGTCCTACATCGCGCAGGAGATTGACAGCCGGTTCACGCAGTATGCGTATCAGCACGCCAACAACGTCGTGGGGGTGCTCGGGACGGACCCGACCTCGACCACCATCACGATGCAGGCGCGCCAGCGGCTGATTGAGAAAGCCTGTCCGCCCTCTGGCAACAAGGGCTTCATCATTCCGCCCTCGGTGAACACCTCGCTGACGCCGGCGATCCAGTCCTTGTTCCAGCCCGACGACGAAGTGTCACGGCTGTTCAAGGAAGGCTCCCTCGGGCGTCTCAGCGGGTTCAAGTGGTATGAGAGCATGTCGCTCTATAGCCACACCGCGGGCACGTGGGCGGGCGCCGTGACCATCACGACCACGATGGCGAGCGGCGATACCACGTTGGCCGTGACCTGCACGAACGGCGACACGTTCAAGAAGGGCGACAAGATCGGGATCAACGGCTTCTACGCCGTCAACCCGATGACCCGTCGCACGACCACCACGGCGACCACGATGCAGATCACGGTCCTCGCGGACGTGACGGCCTCGGGCACCTCGGCCACGTTGTCGATCAGCCCGGCCATCTACGGCCCGGGTTCTCC